GTACAAGTGTTGGAGATATGGCTTCAATAGATGTAGGTACAAGCGAATGGGGTAATTCAAGTGGCAATCGTCATACATATATGACATTTAATACAGTTCTCGATGGAAATATAGGTGAGCGTGTTAGAATTACTGATACAGGCAATGTCCTTATAGGTCTATCAACAGCAGATGCTTTACTTGATGCGGCAATTAAACCAGCTCTACAAATTGAAGGTACAACATCAAGTGGTTCTTCATTAAGTGCGTTTAGAAATGATAATGGTTCTTCTGGGCCGTATTTAATTCTCGGTAAATCAAGAGGAACAAGTATTGGCTCTGATACTGTTGTACAAGATAATGATGTATTAGGCACACTTGCCTTTGTAGGTGCTGATGGAACTGACAGGGTATCTTTAGGTGCAAGAATATTTGCAAGAGTAAATGGAACTCCGGGCAGTAACGATTTACCAACAGAATTAGTATTTAGCACTACTGCTGATGCAGCGGCAGATACTACTGAAAGGATGATTATTAATTCTTCAGGTAATGTTGGAATTGGTACTGCACCTGCACAACCACTTCATATAAAATCCGCTACACCTAGTATTCTACTTGAAGATACCACTAATGGATATTTAGCATACGTTGGCGATGCTCAAGATTTTCTTACAGGAGATTCACCGGGTGCTGATTCTTTTGGTATTAGAAGTGAAGGCGATATTCGTTTAGGAACTGGTGGTAATAATTTAAGAATGACCATTAATTCATCAGGGAATGTCGGAATAAATCAGGCAAGTCCAGATTCTCAATTACACATCGTAAATCCTGATGGTGGTACATATAGATTTGGATATGGTGGTAGTTCTGATGTATATGTTGATGCTGATACTTTTTATTGGAGAAATGATGCTGGTAGCTCTAATCAAATGACCTTAACAACAACTGGATTGGGAATTGGAGTGACTGCTCCAGAAGCTCAATTAAATATTGCAAAGGCTGGTTCTTCAGATAATGCAATATTCTATATTGATACATTTTCAAGTGGTATAAATAATCAATCTATTATAGGTCTAAGAAAATCTAACTCAAATTCAGTAGGCACAGAAACAACAGTAGAAGATGATGAAAAATTAGGTAAGATTGCTTGGTATGGTGGCGAAACGGATGGTTATGATGAAGCGGCATCTATCCATGCCGAAGTAGATGGAACACCGGGTAGCAATGACACAGATATGCCGGGTGCATTGGTATTTAGTACGACCGCTGATGGTACTGGTTCAAGTGCTGAAAGAATGAGAATTGATTCATTAGGCAATGTCGGGATTGGAGCGGCTCCTTTAGCCACTCAGTCTGGTTATTCACTTTTACAGTTAGGTGGTACGGGTACATTTTTAAGTCATACTGCAACTGGTACTGATAACGGTTTAATTCTCGCTCAAAATGTTCAAAGAGATACAGATTCATCTTGGGAATATATAGTAGCAGACGAAGCAACTATATATGAGCAAAGTGGTGGAGTGCATTGGTTTTATACTGCAGCGGCTGGTTCATCAGGTGGTGACAATATTAGTTTTACCACAAATATGAAAATAGACATCAACTCCCGAATCTCACTAAGTAATAATGATGCTGGTGGTACTGGTGGTTCAGATAGTTTAAGTGCGAATACATTTCTGGGGTATTTGGCAGGTGAGGACATCGCATCGGGTGGTGTGGACAATACATATTTTGGACACAAGGCAGGCTCAAACAACGCTACTGGCGATGACAATGTTTTCATGGGTTCAAATGCTGGAAAAGGTTCTCATGGAAATAGTAATAGCAATAATGTAGGTTTAGGTTCAGACTGTATGTTGGCTGTTAGCACAGGCTCAGCGAACACTTCAATCGGTAAGGATTCTTCAAAGGCTCTTACTGATGGGCATAATAATGTCGCAATCGGCAACAATGCCCTTGAAACATCTACAAGCGTAGGATATGTTGTAGCTATTGGTGATGATGCTATGAAGTCTGGAGATGTAACATCTGCGGCAGACGGAGCTGTAGCAGTAGGTGGTTCTTCTCTTGTAGCATTGACATCTGCTGTTGGGGTGACGGCTGTAGGTTATCAAAGTGGTAAGGCTATCACAGCAGGCGGATACTCAACTTTTATTGGTTACAATGCTGGATTAACTCACACGACTGGTGGATATAATATGGCTATCGGCTATGGTGCAATGGATGATACCGATGCTGGTAATAATTCATTAGGTAGCACCGAGAATATATTTATCGGAGTTGATTCTGGTGGTGGTACATGGGCTGATACAGCATCAAGTAGTAATGTTGGTGTTGGAAATTATACTATGGATGCGGCAATGGATGGAGCTAATTCTAATGTTGCAGTCGGTATACATGCTTTGGGTTCACTAACTTCAGGTGATTGCAATGTAGCTATTGGAGCGCAGGCTGGAGAAGCAAATACCTCGGGAAGCTATAATATTTCTATTGGCTACCAAGCTATGCACACTCACGATGGTGGATTACGAAATATTGCTATAGGTGGATTTGCGATGCAAGATACAGATGCTGGTTCTCCATCTAAAGCATCTGATGATTGTGTTCTTATAGGGTATGATGCTGGTGGTGGTCAATGGGCAAACCAAGATTGTAGTAATTTAGTTGGAATTGGTACAGGTGTATTAGCTGGAGCATTAGAAGGTAATACTACTGATGGTACAGTTGCGATAGGTAGAGATGCCCTTAATGCTTTGACTTCTGGGCAACAAAACACTGCTGTTGGCTATCAAAATATGTTAGAAACCACTCAAGGAAGTTATAATACAACACTTGGCTATAATTCAATGAGTCAAGATGCTGGTCTTGCAAATAATCACAATACTTTTATTGGTGCAAATACTGGTTCTGGAGATTGGACAACTACAGCTTGTACTTTAAATACAGGAGTTGGTTCTGGTGTAATGCAAAGTGCAATGAATGGTGCTACTAACAATACTGCTGTTGGAGTAGATGGTCTAAACGCTCTTACTACTGGAGACAATAATACTGCTATTGGGGTATTTAGTTTAAGTGGAGTTACAACAGGAGTCCAGAATGTTGCAGTAGGTGCTTTAGCTGGTAATGCGATTCAGTCAGGAAGTAACAATGTTTGTATTGGTCGAGATGCAGATGTATCAGCAGAAAACGCATCTAATCAAATAGTAATAGGGCAAGGTGTAACAAGTGCAGGAGATAATTCAGTTGTACTTGGTAATTCAGATGTAACTGCTGTTTTATGTGCGGCAGATGGTGAGGCTCAAGTTTATACAAGTGCAATTAGGTTTCCAGCCACACAAGTTGCAAATGCTAATGCAAACGCATTAGATGATTATGAAGAAGGTACTTATACAGCAACAGTTACTTGTGGCGGTAGTGGAACAATCACATTAAATGGCACAAATAATAAATTAGCATATACTAAAATCGGTAGAATGGTGCATATAACTGGAGAAATAAGAGTGTCCTCAGTAAGTAGCCCAGTAGGTAATTTTTCAATTAACTTGCCTTTTACACCTGTTGATTTAACTGGACTTTCTGGAAGGTCTAGCGGTCAAGCATATATAAATTTAGTTGCATCGGCAAATATTTCTGATTTTATGTATCTTATAATTGAAGGAAGTGCTTCAATTTTTATTTACTTGGGTGATTCTACCAGCGTTCAATCAGATTCTGCTCAAGAAATTCAAGCAAATACTGAAATTGGTTTTGATTTTTCATACTTTACATCTTAATTGGATAATTAAGTGGAACTAACAAGGAGTTAAAATGGCTTTAGAAAAGAAAGTAACATACGATTATGAGGTTCGTGGAGAATATAAATGTATTCAACAAAGAACAAGAACTGCGATTGTAGAAGATGGTGAAGAAATATCATTTTCATATCACAGAACATCATTTATGCCAGATGCAGATGTAAGTGGTGAATCTGATGAGGTAAAAGCATTAGCTGATACATTATGGACAGATGCAGTTAAAAAAGCGTATGAAGATAGCAAAAAATAATTAACTAACAAGGAGTCAATAATGGCTAAAAAAGAAAAAGAACAGAAGCCAGTCTTGAATCTCGATGATAAAGAATATGTTATT